GGCAAGGTCTGTTATATATCTGCCAGCTGCCGCTGCTCCGGATTTGATCACTGGGGTCATTTTCGAAGTTACGTAGTTGGCGGAATCTGTGATTGCAGGATTACGCGCTGGTGGCGGAGTCGCCAACATAGCGTTAGCCGAAGAAGGAGCGATCGTAAGCTCCATGTGATGGATGGTTTTCATCCGAAGCACATTGGTAGAAGCAGGACCGCCCGTGACACAAACTGTTACATAACAGAATCCTTCTGTGTAATTGCTAGCCACAACAGCCGAGTTACTTCCAGGAACATATTGTGTTTCCGGACGTTGCGCGGAGTGTGGCACCAAAATACACACGTCTTTGCAGTCTTGCAATGGGACATCCAAAGCATAACTACAGTTATAAGTAGCGGTATCCAAATTGGAGGAAAGAGATAATGCTTCCTTCACGCCAAAGATACGGATATGAACCATACCAGAGGCAGTTAGGGGAGCACAAATGTTTTGCAGTACAATCCCTGCGGAAATCGTTCGATAAGCGTCAGTGTCGGTAATTAAACCGGTAGTCGCTACATTGAAGTCGCTCCAAGCAGTAACAACGGTCCCAGACATAGTTGTGGGACCAGTTTTCATGTTAAAATCATAACATGGATTGAACAGTGCAGCTCCATCACCGTCTGCATTCAAGACTAGGCTGTATAGCTTTGTTCGAGAATACGGAACGGTCCAAATATTGGAATCATCAGGGTATTTCGCCCCCCGGGCATGATCGCAAAATGGGTCGGTGAGACCGCACACCTTGGATACCAAGGATTTTGGCACCGCAGGTTTTGCGACAGGAGCCTTAGGACGAGGAGCCTGTTTGGGTTTGACAACCGCCAATTGGGTTGACTTATTCTTGTTGTTCGCCTTTTTGTTTGCCATTGTTTCCTGAGTTTTGTGAGTTCCAACCATACTCACTTAATAAACTCAGGGCCAAAGGCAACTGCGGGGAATGACGATATTGGTAAACAAATTGTTGATAAGTTTCCTCATCATAGGGAGTCGAGGCCAATCTGAACAAACCCTTCTCAAAGTTTGTTGAGATGGACAACGGCTGCCCATTTACAATCTGGAAACGATGGGAACAAAACTCATAGTCATTTTCACACTTCTTGTAAAATTTCACTTTGAGTCCCAAACCCTCGTATTTCTCTTTAGCGTCGGGAGATTTGCCCTCCAAGGCATCATCTCCGTAACCCACAGCCCAGGGAGAATTGATTAAATACGCACATGCTACCCGAATTCGCGAGTTGCTGGAA